ACCGCGCAGGTCGGCACCGCGCAGGTTGGTACCGCACAGGTCGGCTCTAGATCCGCTCTCACGCATTGAGGTAATCCACACTTTGTGTTCTTCAAGAATCTTCGATAAATCTGCTGAATTCATGTTGTTATTCCTTAAATTTTGGCAATAAAAAAGGCCGCATTGCGACCTGATTAGATATTTGAAGTGAGATAAAAGAAGACCAACTATGTAGCCTTTAGTTTTTCCAGCTCTCTGGCAATCATTGCCGTGGTTCTGATTGCCCATTTATCGACAATCTTTCCATCTTCTCTCACCAGAGCCATTTCCTCAGGCTTCACCATGCATTCAGCATCAAGCTTGCAGCCTTTGCATTTCACAAAGCGACTACACCATTGGTTGGTATCAATAGTCGTAGTCATATTGGTAGTCCTGGTATTGTTCCATCACATCCTGAGGATGCTCTTCGAACTCTTCAAATTCGTCTTCCATATCTCATCTCAATCGTAATAAGCCGGAATTGATTTTCCGCGCTGCTTCTGTACGGCGTGTATTTTATTTCCGAGCGGGTTAACGTCCCGGTAGTAAATGCGGTTCTTCTTAACCGCTGTTACTTCAACTTTCTTCTGACGCGTTCCGGCAAGCGAAATGGCTTTGGTAACGCGGTCAATTCTTTTGGCTTTGACCTCATGAGAAGCATCAGGAACATCGCAGCCAAAAATTGAATCGATGATATTGCAGATGGTGTCTCGCTCTATGGCTAGCTTTCTGCGCCGCTCATGACGGCGAGTTTTAGCATTGCCTGCAAACGTTGACTTCCCGTAGGTGATAACCGTCATGATTTATCCCTAAAGATATTTTATTGATTGAAGTTAAAAGAAAGACGACGTACCAGGAGTGGTGCCCGGTAAAATGGTTTATCTAAAAACGAATATTTGTGAAACCAAACACGACCTCGCTCGTCTCCATTTCTGTTGCCTTCAGGGCGACGCTTTAAGGTGAAATGAATAATTGTTTTTGTAGTGGTTTTTGGCTTACGCATCTGTTTACCCTCATGTGAAATGGCTTTGGTGTTACAGATAGCCAGGCGACTAACCCTGACAGCGTACTCATTGCCGAGCGCCTCCGCCGAAGAGGTTGGCTTCTACCTGCAACCCAAACCCATCTCGTTTGGTATTTGTTCGCGCTTTGTCAGCGCATCATCGAAGTTAAAGAGCGTTGCCTTTCCGTTTGGCTACCAGCGTCCTGCTGATGGCTAAACAATACAAAATGTACTTAATATCGTCAATACAAAATGTACTTAAAATTGATAAATAAATACTATGTGTATGAAACTGAATGGAAAAAATATTTTGGTATTAAAAAACCCGCATAGGCGGGCTAGGGGAGGGAATTGTTAGAGGCCTTGCCATTTTGCTTCAATGACAACACCGATAATGCGGCAATTTCCGTTTATGGGGATCATGTGATAGCTGGGGTTTAACGGTTTAAGATATTTCTGTCCAGCGTCAACAATATATTTCTTGAAGGTTGCCTCATTTTCAGACTCAAGCTTTGCCACCACGAGTCTTCCATTAGTCGGTTCGATAGCCGGATCAACAAGAATTTGCATTCCTTCCGGTATGCTTAATCCTGTAGGAGATGTCATAGAGTCGCCACGAACGGTTAGCCAGAATGACCTTTCGCTTGCATGTGCAGTTGTCTCAGGCCACACCTCTATTTCTCGGAGTTGGTAAGGTTCAACAGCCTCACACCAGTTACCTGCGCTCACCCAGCTAATCAGGGGAAATCTCCTTATTTCTGTGTGTGGACGAGGACTTGAAACATTGCTCAGGCTGGAGTCTGGATAATCAACCATCCCATCAGAGCTTAATACAAGCTCCTTCAATCCTAGCTGTTTCATGATCGCTGCAATATCTTCAATACTTGGTTCGCGGCGGCCATTAAGCCAATGACCTATCGCCCCCTGAGTCTTACCGAGGGCTTCAGCAAGTTTATCCTGGGTTAGGCCTATTTGTTTCATTCTGGCTTTCGCCAGCTCATTCCACGGTGTTTTCATGCGCAGATTATTACGAGATGTATTGACTGTGACAACACACATATTGTATTAATTACCTTGCTTTTATTTAGTACGAAATGTATTATTGAGTTACGTACCATCCTGAGGAGATATACCGATGAGCAATCTTCGGAAAATCCGGGAAACCATGAAGGTATCCCAGGCCGTTCTGGCCGAAAAGGTTGGGTGTACTCAGGGAGCAATTGGTCATTACGAATCAGGGCGACGCCATCCGGATTTGAGAATGTGCCGCCAGCTCGTAGAGGCGCTCAACAGTTTTGGCGCGAATGTTCAGCTAGACGATGTGTTCCCACCTGAACTTAATGCTGCCTAAGTAGTACCGCTCTTTACCAATCTGAACCGCCGACAACGCGGTAAATCTATCCAACGGATTTGCGTGTATTTGCGAATCCAACTCTATCTAATTTCTAAGGAATATTTTGAATGAACGTAGTTGCAACTAAAAGCAAGAAGGCGGCTCGCATTGAGTCCACTTTACTCAACAAGTTAGCCATGATGGGCCAGAAGACATTCGCTAAAGCTATGGGTGTTCCTGAATACCAGGTAAGCCGATGGAAGAACGGTTTCTTCTCTCAGGTCAGCATGATGCTTGCGGTTCTGGAGTATGGAATCGAAGACGAGGAAATGGCAGAGCTCACCAGGCGACTTGCTACCTACCTGACAAAAGAAAAAGCCCCGAAGAACGGCGAATTCTTCGAGGCCTGATGTAGAAAGACTGGATCAATCCACAGGAGTAATTATGCCAAAACAACTCAGTCCTGACCAGGACAAATTACACAAAAACATACTACGTGATCGGTTCTTATCCAGCTTCAAACAGCCTGGTCGATTTCGGGCTGAGTTGGAGAAAGTGAAGCTAATACTGAAGAGGAAAGGTCATGAGTAACATATCCAATCTAGCCGAAGCCAGAGAGGCCAGAAGGATCCAGAAGCCGCGTACAAATGGCGGCAAGGGGTTTGCCTTGATTCACCGCCAATTCATGGATAGCAAGCTATACAAGGATTCTCAGGCTGTACATCTTTTCCTGCATCTGATACTGAAAGCCAATCACTCTCCGGCAGTCGTAAATACCGACATTGGTGAGATGTTGGTTGAGCGAGGACAGCTAATTACCGGACGGCCAAAACTGGTAAGTGAAACATTCATCCCGGATAACAAAGTGAAAAGTTTGCTTCGTTCTTTTGAAGGGAATGGAATGATTTGTATCGAGTCGAAAGGGAGAAAATTCAGCCTGATAACAGTGTTGAAATATGATGATTTTCAGGCTCCAAATTGTCCAACGGATGTCCAACGGATGTCCAACGCAAACACCAGTAATGACGCGGCTCACAGCAAATGTTGTCCAACGGATGTCCAACGATTGTCCATAAACAATAATATAAATAATATCTCTAATACTAACGTATTAGAGAGTACCGCAGCAGACGAAAATCCTGACAAGAAAAAATCGGCTCTCAGTTGTCAGGATGTTGTCGATGCTTACCACGAATTACTTCCTGAAGCTTCCAGGGTTCGCGCACTGAATGACAAACGTAAAAACCAGATCCGAACTTTCTGGCGAAAAGCCGGAGTGATAACACGCCAACTTGACGGGCATGGGTTCACGATGCAGGACTGGAGAAATTATCTGAGCTACGTAGGCGAAAATTGCCGATGGATGTTCGAAGAGCGCCAAAACCATCAACGCGGAACCGTCTGGCACAAAAAGGGATTTGATTTCCTGCTTAACGATAATACCTACCTGAAAGTTCGTGAGGGTGAACACGATGACCGATAATTTTTACGCGCCGCCACATAGCATCGAGGCGGAGCAGGCGGTGATTGGTGGATTGCTTCTGGATGATGACAGCAGTGAGCGCGTCCAGAAAGTTCTGGCGATGCTGAAGCCTGATTCATTTTACAGCCGACCACACAAAATCCTTTTCGAAGAAATAACCAGAATGCACCGGGAGCAAAAGCCAGTAGATGGCCTGACGCTTTTCGATGAACTGGAGCGTAAATCGTTAACGGTGTCAGTTGGCGGTTTTGCTTATATCGCTGATATCGCAAAGAACACGCCAAGCGCAGCAAACATCGTTGCCTATGCAATGCAGGTTCGCGAAACCGCAATGGAACGCTACGCCATCAACCGCATGACTGAAGCGACGGAATTGCTCTATTCCCGCAACGGAATGACTGCAACGCAGAAGTACGAAGCTATTCAGGCGATTTTCACGCAACTGACAGACCATGCAAAAACCGGATCACGTCGCGGCCTTCGCTCATTTGGTGAGGTCATGGAGGACTGGGTTGGTGACCTTGATAAGCGATTTGACCCGTCAGGCGAACAACGAGGAATGAGCACAGGGATCCCATCGTTGGACAGGATGCTGTCACCTAAAGGTCTGGTAAAAGGCTCTCTGTTCGTCATTGGCGCTCGCCCTAAGATGGGGAAAACGACGCTATACAGCCAGATGGCAATCAACTGCGCAGTGCATGAGAAAAAACCTGCCCTGATGTTCAGCCTTGAAATGCCAGGCGACCAGATACTGGAAAAACTGGTAGGGCAAAAGTCAGGTGTTAACCCGAATATTTTTTACCTTCCGGCGACAAATGACGCTGATGACGGCTATCAGGGTGATTACGATGGTGACTTCAACAGGGCGATCGAAACAGCCAATCGCTTGAGTGAAATTGACATGCTTTACATCGACGACACGCCGGGATTATCTCTGGCTCAAATCGTCAGCGAAAGCCGTCGAATCAAGCGAGAAAAAGGATGTATTGGCATGATTCTGGTCGATTACCTGACACTAATGACCGCTGAAAAGGCCGATCGCAACGACCTTGCCTACGGCATGATCACCAAAGGACTGAAGAACCTTGCCAAAGAGCTTGATTGCGTTGTTGTGCTTCTGACGCAGCTTAACCGCGCACTGGAAAACCGAACCAATAAACGCCCATTACCAAGTGACTCACGAGATACAGGGCAGATTGAACAGGATTGCGATTATTGGGTTGGGATCCATCGTGAAGGTGCTTTTGATGACAGTGTTCCACCTGGTGAAACCGAACTAATCCTTCGTCTCAATCGTCATGGCAATACCGGCACGGTGTATTGCATTCAGGCAAATGGCGCTATTTATGACACAGACCAACAGTCTGCTGAAATGCGCCGCCGTGAACGCGAGGAACCGCAGTCCAAGAAGAAAGGAGGATTCTGATGACCATCTACATCACTGAGCTAATAACAGGCCTGCTGGTAATCGCAGGTCTTTTTATTTGGGGGAGAGGGTAAATGAAGGATTTATTAGTAACGCTAAATGTCGGTTTAAGCCTTCTTGGTTACGCCTACATTATGTTCAAAACAGGCCAGTGGATTATTACAAATGCACTTAAGCAGTGGGATAAGCGTAGAAAAGTGTCAGCAAAGCAGAAGGCGGTTGATGCGCTATATGAAGCATACGAACTGGATAAGGTAAGCGAAGGAGATACTGTAAAAGTGGCGACAAAAGAAGGTCTGGTAATCATGATTTGCAGACATGAAAAGACTAACACCCCAGCACACTGATGGAGAGGAATGATGAGTACATTGGCTCAATTAATTAATGCCGACCTTGAAGAGTCAGGAGCACGGCATTATCGCTATTGGAAAGCTTCGGGACTTCCGACTAGAGAGCGATACAAGCGTAGGCCAAAACCAAAGAGCAGCCAGCGAGACAGGGTACTTAAGCGCCTAATGCAGATAAACATGTCGCAGTTTACTAATTTCACCTGGTTCAAGCGGTGATGGAGAGGAATATGGACGAATCAAGAAAGGCTTTCGAGCAATGGTTCCAGAGCAAATACAAATGCACTATGGAAACGATGAAGGTTATGCAAATCAAAGTCGAACTTGCTTGGGAGGCATGGCAGGCCAGCCGTGAAGCTATCGAGATAAAGCTCGATGACAAAGTAATGGTTGAGGATGAGTTCGACAAAGGCCACAACTGCGCAATCGACTATTGCGCTGATGTCATCCGCGCCGCCGGAATCAAAGTGAAGGAGTGAGTATGAGCAAAGTATCAAGAGGAATGAAAATATCGCTTATTTTCATCCTTAATCCGCATCGTATCTTTTTGGCTTCAGCAGTATGGCTGTCAGATTTTGTTTATTGGTTAGCAGATAAATTGGATGATTTTGCGAGATGGCTTGAGAGTTTTGCGAATGCGAGGTTTTGGTTATGGCCGCTTATCGGAGAGAGGATGTCTGACGAATTAAACCGGTATTACGCGGATAAGCGCAAGGAGAAGAGCAGGAGGGCAAGTGAAGCAATTATTCCTGCTTCGCAACGAAGCAATCAGAAATAACGCCATAGACGCCATTCTCTCACTACTCATCGACGACAAGTCACCCCACGAAGTCCACGTTAAAGCACCCAAGCGAACCAAAGCACAGAACGACCGTATGTGGCCGATGCTTCATGATGTCTCCCGTCAGGTGCTTTGGCATGGTCAACGACTGTCTCCGGAAGACTGGAAAGACATCTTCACTGCGCTGTGGCTCAAGACTAAAAAGCTGGAGCAAAGAAGCGTACCAGGTATTGATGGCGGTGTTGTTCTTCTTGGGGTACGTACCAGCAAGATGAGGAAGGCGAGCATGACAGAACTTATCGAAATCATGTTCTGGTTCGGATCAGAACGTAACGTGCGATGGAGTGATGATTCCCGGAGAGAGTGCGAATGGTCACAACTAACAGGGAGAGTTGCATGAAACGATGTTACCGATGCGGAGAAAGCAAAGACGATTATCGATTCCGGCCAAATCAACCTTATTGGCACCAATGGTGTATCAGATGTGATCGGTCGCCAGTAGGTAATTTCCCGCTGCCAGAGACGAAGGAGGACGTATGGCACGACAGCGACGAAGTATCACCGACATAATCTGCGAAAACTGCAAATACCTACCAACGAAACGCTCCAGAAATAAACCCAAGCCAATCCCCAAAGAATCTGACGTAAAAACCTTCAATTACACGGCTCACCTGTGGGATATCCGGTGGCTTAGAGAACGTGCGAGGAAATGACAATGGATTATTCACAGTTAAGTGATTTTGAAATTAACCGAATGGTAGGAGACATAATTTTTAAAGGCCTTTGGGCATGTAAGCCGGAAACGTCAGGGAATAACACCAACAAATGGTATTACGGAAACGCTGATACAACTTTTGAGCCATTAAACCATTTACCTGACTACTGCAATGATCCGAGTGCCTCATGGCCGATTATTGAGAAACACAGGATTTCTATCTTAGACCAGTTAACTGAATGGTGTGTGGATGCAAAAGGCGTAAGCCCAATATTTGATACCAGACCTCTCCGCGCCGCCATGATTGTCTTTCTCATGATGCAGGACGCCAATAATGCTTAGCCCATCCCAATCCCTTCAATACCAGAAAGAAAGCGTTGAGCGGGCTTTAACGTGCGCTAACTGCGGTCAGAAGCTGCATGTGCTGGAAGTTCACGTGTGCTCCGATTGCTGCGCAGAGTTAATGGCAGACCCTAACGGACAAATGCTGGAGGAAGATGATGAGTGAGTTACGCGCAGGTGGCATCGCAATAGTCATTTTTTCAGAAAACAAACCCGAAATTGGCAGATGCGTTGAGTTAATCGAAAAAGTAACAAACGGATATGTATTTAATTTTCCTGGTGCAGGTAAGCATGGGTGGCGTGATGATGCCCCTGGGTGGTTAGTTAAAGGCGATGTATCGATTTATACAAACAAGCCTTCAGGTGGTTTCTCTTATTTTTACAGTGATGAACTCATGCCAATCGACGGAGAAGACTTCTCTCACGAAGATGAGCAACAGAAGGAGCTGGCAAATGGCTAATCTACGCAAAGAAGCGCGCGGCAGAGAATGCCAGGTACGTATTTATGGCGTATGTAATGGCAATCCTGAAACTACAGTTCTGGCACATTACCGGATGGCTGGAATTTGCGGAACGGGGATGAAGCCTGACGACCTGATAGGTGCATGGGCTTGTAGCGCGTGTCACGATGAAATCGATCGACGAACCCATATTCTCGACAACAAAGACGCCAGACTTTACCACCTCGAAGGCGTGATCAGGACGCAGGCGATACTGCTGAAGGAGGGGAAGATTAAGGCATGAAAACATACCGAATAAAATTGCCGTGGCCTCCTTCAAACAACCGATATTGGCGACACTCAAGAGGGGTCCACTACATCAGCGATTGGGGAAAGCGATACCGGCGAGAAGTAATCGAAATAATTCAGCAACAACAGCTAGACCTTAAAATCACACCCCGCATCAGAATCACCATTCTCGCAGCACCTCCCGATAACCGCAAACGCGACCTGGACAATCTACCAAAAGCCGTTTTTGACGCACTCACTAGTGCGGGCTTCTGGCTGGATGACGGCCAGATAGACGATATGCGCATCAAGCGCTGTCAGGCGATTAAAGGCGGAATGCTTGTGCTGGTAGTGACTGAGACGTGCGGGAATTTGCCAATGATTACGGAACTACTGGAGGCCGCATGACACACACTGTCAAAACCATTCCAGATATGCTCATAGAGACATACGGAAACCAGACAGAAGTAGCCAGGCGATTGTCGTGCCATCGAAACACAGTCAGGCGCTATCTGTACGACAAAGAAGCTAGGTATCACGCCATCGTTAACGGCGTTTTAATGATTCATCAGGGCGGGAGAGGTATCTATGACCGTAACCAGCATTAACCAGGCGAAACAGCAGCGTGAGCGTGACGAAGCCGAATTGCGCAGCGTCAGAGAGATGACGGAGCAACACCAGAAGGCAATGAATTATCTGCATGAGCGAGAGCGCGAACTGGTGAACCGGCTTGGATTGAACAAGCCAGCGGGAGGCGATGCTGCATGAGTATACGAGAATTGAACCTCACTAAAGAGCAGCATGACTGGCTTAATGGGTGGCTTGAGCTATGGGGGGCATGGGTTTATTCGGGTCGTCTGGAAAAGCGCATGAGCAGCGTAATAGCGAAGTTCATGGAGAGCGTAGAGCCGGGAAGAGTTATGACAAGACCAATGTGCAATGATGATGATGGAATGTTGATTTCTCAGGTCGTCGATTCCGTCATGTACATTGACAAGAAAGCCTTTGGCATCCTCCTCAGCTACTACGCTCATGGTTCATCCAAGCGAGCAATTGCATCCTACTATCACGCGACTGCAAAGCCACGCAAGATGTGTGGACGGGGTGGCGATGGATGGAGAAAACCTTCACTGGCAACCTGTAGAAATGAAATTGACGACATCCTGAAAGCGTCATTATTTGTTTTATACCAGCCAATGCAAAATGCTTTCAAAATGCGTAAACGTGTTGAGAAAGTTAAGCATGTTGCTGTTAAAAGTCTTGACATGCAATTATCCATTTAGCCATAATTAGAGGGTAAGCTGCCGTTAGTGACTCTTAAGTTGCAACGGTGGCTTTTTTATTTGGGTCAGTCGTATAAAGGTCATTACGGAAGGCTGTTAACCTTCTTATCGTGGTTCGAGTCCACGCTGTCCCGCCAAACATGCTGGTTTAGCTCAATGGTTGGAGCGCCTTCCTAAGAAGGGAGTTGCGGTTCAGTTCCGTCAATCAGCACCAACCAATCCCGCTGGCAGGGATTGCAGGCCGTAGAGTATACGTGCCTTACCCTCTTATCTTCTTGCCCACCTAGCCGTGGGCTTTTCATTCAGGCCGCCGACAATCACCCTCATAAGCCACGTAGCTATCATGTCGGACGGCCTTTCCCCACTACAAATACAGCACCCCGTTTCTTCGGAGGTGGTATGGCAAAACGTATGAATGACGACCATAAAATTGTAGGCCTGTCCTGGCTAATTCTGCTTGGAATTGCCTGCTGGGGCGGCTTAGTTCGCTACCTGATTGACGTAAAGCAGAATAAAGCAACATGGAGTTGGATAAACGCTTTCGCACAGATCGCGGTATCTGGCTTTACCGGTCTGATTGGCGGGTTGATAAGCGTTGAGGGTGGGCTTAGTTTTCACATGATCCTGGTAACGTCGGGAATTAGCGGGGCAATGGGTTCCGTTGCTCTAACCTACTTCTGGGAGCGTCTTACAGGGATGAAAAATGCAAACCAATAAGTTTAAATTTTCTCAGCGTAGCGAGAAGAACCTGAACGGAGTTAATCCTGACCTGGTCAAAGTGATCCGCCGAGCACTGGAAATTACACCAGTAGACTTCATCGTTATCGAAGGGGTGAGAACACAAGCCAGGCAGAAAGATATGGTTGCTACTGGGAAGTCACAGACGATGAACAGCCGCCACCTGAGTGGTAATGCTGTCGACATCATCCCGGTTAACACTACCTGGAAGATTGAAGAGTTCAAGCCGTTGCTCAAGGCGGTTAAACAGGCAGCTGATGAACAGGGCATGAAACTACGATTCGGCATTAACTGGAAGCATGATCCGTCACTGCCCATTGAAACCAAATTCATCGATGCCCCCCACGTTGAGATACCCGCATGAAAATCAGCCTGAAGTCGCTGATTGTGCCAGTTGTAATGCTGTTGCTAACGGCAACGGCATACATCTATCACGGCAAATATCAGGATGAATTGGCGCGAGCGGAATCAGCCGAAAGCAACCTGGTGCTGGCCAATCTAACAATAGCTGACATGCAGAAGCGTCAACGTGACGTAGCGAAGCTCGATGCCAGATACACAAAGGAGCTTGCTGATGCTAACGCGACTATCGAAAGTCTCCGTGCTGATGTTTCTGCTGGTCGTAAGCGCCTGCAAGTCGCCGCCACCTGTGCAAAGTCAACGACCGGAGCCGGCGGCATGGTCGATGGAGAAAGCCCAAGACTTACAGCAAATGCTGAACTCAATTATTACCGTCTCCGAAGTGGAATCGACAGGATAACCGCGCAGGTTAACTACCTGCAGGAGTATGTCAGGACTCAGTGCCTGAAATGATTCGTCAACCAAAGCGGAAGCAAAAGCGAAGTAGCCATTACAAAGCCCATCTACGGGTGGGCTTGATAATGAAACCGGAGTTAATTTCTGGTCACCAATTAACGGCAGTACCACGTAGCAACCCAAGCCAGTAAGTGGGGAAATAACACTGGCAGCCACTGAAAGATGAACCTCCTGCCTTATGGCAAAAAAGATTCTTTGTGGTGGCGGACTGATGGAAAGACATCGGTTATTGCAGGGGCTATTCAATGAGTGGTCTCGACAATGGCTTATCCCAACAACCGGAGCCAACACAATGGCAGAGATTACAGCATTGACAGAATTACAGCAGATGAACCTCGATATCCTCCGTTTAGTTCAAAGCGATACCGCAGCAGCAGAGAAAGCGATCGCATTCGTTGCTGGAAGTAAGCTGAACTTCGAACTGTTCAAAGACCAACTGGTTTTGGCGCAGGGTGAAGGAACGGCATTAGCTCGCGCAGAAAAGGCTATTCGTGAGGCAAAAGAAGCGTTAGACCTGTTCACTGCCGGAGCATAACGAATGGCAAAGACGAAGTGGCCTAAACTTCCCCGGTTCTTCGTGCCATTGTTCCATAGCGCCAATGTCTACCTGTGTCGTTCAAAGGAAGAGTGGGATCAGGCTTGCATTCATCTTGGAGTTGGTAGCGGCGGGAATGAGATGCTGGCGGGGGCAACACAGTCATATTGCAATACCGAAACAGGCGAGAATCTTTACCTGCTTGGTGTATTCAATGGTGAGGCGGCCACATTGGTTCATGAATGCGCTCACGTTGCATTTTATGTCTGCCGAGATGTTGGTGTAACCACTTATCCTGGCGACGCAAACGAAACCTACTGCTACATGCTTGACAGAATGTTCAGTCACTTCCTGCCGTTCTTTCATGAACCAGAAAAAGAAGGAGCCAAGTAATGGCAAACCCAAACTTCACGCCATCATGGCCTCTATACAAAGATGCTGACGGTGTATATGTGTCTGCGCTTCCGATTAAAGCTATCAAATACGCTAATGACGGAAGTGCAAACGCAGAATTCGACGGCCCGTATGCTGACCAGTACATGTCAGCGCAAACAGTAGCCGTATTCAAGCCGGAGGTTGGCGGATATCTGTTCCGGAGCCAGTACGGCGAGCTGCTCTATATGAGCAAGACAGCATTTGAAGCTAACTACACTTCTGCAAGCGGTTCAGTAGCTAATGCAGAGACGGCGGATAAGTTATCTACTGCCCGCACTATCACACTAACCGGAGCGGTCACAGGTTCAGCGTCCTTTGATGGTTCGGCTAACGTGACTATCGAAACAACATCAGGAAGTTAACTTATGGCAGCACCAAAGGGCAACCGATTCTGGGAGGCCCGCAGTAGCCATGGGCGTAACCCGAAATTCGAGTCGCCTGAGGCGCTGTGGGCTGCTTGTTGTGAATACTTCGAGTGGGTGGAGGCTAACCCACTATGGGAGATGAAGGCTTTCTCATATCAAGGAGAAGTTACACAAGAGCCTATTGCCAAGATGAGGGCGATGACCATCACTGGGCTAACGCTATTCCTCGATGTGACGCTTGAGACATGGCGACAATACAGGGTGAGAGAAGACTTATCTGAGGTCGTTACGCGAGCAGAGCAAATCATCTACGACCAGAAATTCTCCGGCGCAGCCGCTGATCTTCTCAACGCTAACATCATCGCCCGCGATTTGGGCCTCAAAGAGCAGTCGCAATTTGAAGACGTGACACCTGATAAGGGAGATCGCGATAAGCGCCGCTCTCGTATCAAGGAGCTATTCAACCGTGGAACTGGACGCGATTCTTGATAACCTGAGCGACGAAGAGCAAATCGAATTGCTCGAGCTACTCGAAGAAGAAGAGAACTACCGAAATACACACTTGCTATATGAGTTTACGCCATACAGCAAACAGCGTGAGTTCATCGACGCAGGTCATGATTATCCAGAGCGATGTTTTATGGCTGGTAACCAGCTTGGTAAGTCATTTACTGGCGCTGCTGAAGTCGCGTTTCACCTTACCGGGCGATACCCGGGAACGAAAGGTTATCCGGCTGATGGTAAATATGGCGGAGAGTGGAAAGGTAAGCGTTTCTATGAGCCAGTTGTCTTCTGGGTTGGCGGTGAAACAAACGAGACTGTAACCAAAACGACTCAACGCATCCTGTGCGGGCGTATCGAAGAGAATGATGAACCTGGCTATGGGTCAATCCCGAAAGAGGACATCATTAGCTGGAAGAAGTCTCCGTTCTTCCCTAATCTTGTTGATCACCTTCTTGTTAAGCACCACACGCCAGAAGGCGTCGAAGATGGCATCTCAATATGCTACTTTAAGCCTTACTCACAGGGCCGCGCCCGCTGGCAGGGCGACACAATTCACGGCGTCTGGTTTGACGAAGAGCCGCCATATAGCATCTATGGCGAAGGTCTTACCCGTACAAACAAATACGGGCAATTCTCAATTCTGACGTTTACCCCGCTGATGGGGATGTCTGACGTTGTTACCAAGTTCCTGAAGAATCCCAGTAAGTCGCAGAAAGTGGTCAACATGACCATCTATGATGCTGAGCACTACACCGACGAGCAGAAAGAGCAAATCATAGCATCCTATCCTGAGCATGAGAGAGAGGCACGTGCTCGTGGTATTCCTACGATGGGTAGCGGTCGAATATTCCAGATACCGGAAGAGACGATTAAGTGCCAGCCGTTTGAGTGTCCCGATCACTTCTATGTTATCGACGCTCAGGACTTCGGATGGAACCACCCGCAAGCTCACATTCAGCTTTGGTGGGACAAAGACGCAGATGTTTTCTATCTGGCGCGTGTGTGGAAGAAATCAGAGAACACCGCAGTTCAGGCATGGGGTGCTGTTAAGTCGTGGGCTAACAAAATACCTGTCGCGTGGCCTCATGACGGTCACCAACACGAAAAGGGCGGTGGTGAGCAACTTAAAACCCAATATGCGGACGCCGGGTTCTCTATGCTTCCCGAACACGCAACGTTCCCGGATGGCGGTAACTCAGTAGAGTCAGGCATTGGTGAACTTCGTGACCTGATGCTTGAAGGAAGATTCAAAGTATTCAACACATGCGAACCATTTTTTGAAGAGTTCCGTCTATATCATCGCGACGAGAACGGCAAGATTGTCAAGACCAACGATGATGTGCTCGATGCTACTCGCTACGGCTACATGATGCGCCGCTTCGCCAGGATGATGCGCGATATCAGAAAGCCGAAAGAAAAGAAAATCCCCGCACCGATTAGACCAGTACGCAGAGGACGATAATGGCCGACAATGAAAACAGGCTGGAGAGCATCCTGTCGCGCTTTGATGCGGACTGGACAGCCAGCGATGAAGCCAGACGCGAGGCAAAGAACGACCTGTTCTTTAGTCGGATCAGCCAATGGGATGACTGGCTATCACAATACACAACCCTGCAGTATCGCGGGCAGTTCGATGTTGTACGACCAGTGGTGCGCAAACTCGTTTCTGAGATGCGTCAGAACCCTATTGATGTTCTGTATCGCCCAAAGGATGGAGCAAGTCCTGACGCCGCTGATGTGCTTATGGGTATGTATCGTACAGACATGCGGCACAACACGGCAAAAATCGCGGTCAATGTCGCTGTTCGTGAGCAGATTGAATCTGGCGTAGGTGCGTGGCGTCTGGTCACTGACTACGAAGATCAAAGTCCAACGAGCAACAATCAGGTTATCCGTCGAGAGCCTATCCATAGTGCCTGCTCCCATGTTATCTGGGACAGTAACAGCAAGCTGATGGACAAGTCCGACTCCCGTCACTGCACAGTTATCCACTCAATGAGCCAGAATGGTTGGGAGGATTTCGCAGAAAAATACGACCTCGATGCTGATGATATTCCATCATTCCAGAACCCCAACGATTGGGTATTTCCATGGCTGACGCAGGACACAATTCAGATCGCTGAGTTTTACGAAGTGGTCGAGAAGAAAGAGACGGCGTTTATCTACCAAGACCCGGTTACGGGTGAGCCGGTAAGCTACTTTAAGCGCGATATTAAAGACGTCATCGACGACCTGGCTGATAGTGGATTTATCAAAATTGCAGAGCGCCAGATTAAGCGTCGCCGGGTATACAAATCGATTATCACCTGCACCGCTGTACTCAAAGACAAGCAGCTCATTGCTGGCGAGCATATCCCAATTGTTCCGGTATTCGGAGAGTGGGGCTTCGTTGAAGATAAAGAGGTGTATGAGGGCGTCGTCCGCCTGACAAAAGACGGTCAGCGTCTACGCAACATGATTATGTCGTTCAACGCCGACATCGTGGCCCGCACCCCGAAGAAGAAGCCTTTCTTCTGGCCTGAGCAGATTGCAGGCTTTGAGCATATGTATGACGGTAACGACGATTACCCGTATTACCTGCTCAATCGCACGGATGAGAACAATGGAGAAATGCCAACTCAGCCGCTGGCATATTACGAAAACCCTGAGGTACCGCAAGCCAACGCCTACATGCTGGAAGCAGCCACCGCAGCAGTGAAAGAGGTAGCGACGCTCGGCGTTGATGCAGAAGCAGTAAACGGTGGACAGGTAGCCTACGACACTGTTAACCAGCTAAACATGCGCGCTGACCTTGAGACATACGTGTTTCAGGATAATCTGGCTACCGCTATGCGCCGTGACGGTGAGATTTACCAGTCGATAGTTAATGACATCTACGATGTTCCTCGCAACGTGACAATCACCCTTGAGGATGGCAGTGAAAAAGAGGTTCAGCTAATGGCTGAGGTTGTTGACCTTGCCACTGGTGAACGGCAGGTACTGAACGATATCAGGGGGCGCTATGAATGCTACACGGATGTTGGACCATCATTCCAGTCCATGAAGCAGCAAAACCGCGCAGAAATTCTTGAGTTGCTCGGCAAGACGCCACAGGGAACGCCAGAATATCAACTGCTGCTGCTTCAGTACTTCACCCTGCTTGATGGTAAAGGTGTTGAGATGATGCGTGACTATGCCAACAAGCAGCTTATTCAGATGGGCGTTAAGAAGCCAGAAACGCCTGAAGAGCAGCAATGGTTAGTAGAGGCGCAACAAGCCAAACAAGGTCAACAAGACCCGGCAATGGTTCAGGCTCAGGGCGTACTCCTGCAGGGGCAGGCTGAACTGGCTAAAGCTCAGAACCAGACGCTGTCCCTGCAAATCGATGCAGCTAAAGTCGAAGCGCAGAACCAGCTTAACGCTGCCAGAATCGCAGAAATCTTCAACAACATGGACCTCAGTAAACAATCTGAGTTTAGAGAGTTCCTTAAAACCGTTGCTTCATTCCAGCAGGACCGCAGCGAAGACGCTCGCGCAAATGCTGAGTTACTCCTTAAAGGCAATGAACAGACGCACAAGCAGCGAATGGACATTGCCAACATCCTGCAATCGCAGAGACAAAATCAACCTTCCGGCAGTGTAGCCGAGACACCTCAATAAGAGAGAGTTAATCATGGAACCAACCACCGAAATTCAGGCAACTGAAGACTTAACCCTGTCCGGCGATCATGCAGCGGCATCTGCTGATAGCTTAGTTGTCGATAATGCCAACGACAATGCAGGTCAGGAAGAGGGCTTTGAGATTGTCCTGAAGTACGATGAGACAGCACCAAAACAAGACCCGGCAAAGAACGCAGAATTCGCCCGCCTCCGCATCGAGCGCAAACGACAGCGCGAGCTTGAGCAGCAGATGGAAGCAGTTAAACGCGGAGAATTGCCGGAGAGTTTACGGGTAAACCCTGACCTTCCACCTCAGCCGGATATTAATGCCTATCTGTCAGAAGAAGGCCTGGCCAAATATGACTATGACAACAGCCGTGCGCTTGCCGCTTTCAATGCTGCTAATACCGAATGGCTAATGAAAGCGCAGGACGCCCGCAGCAATGCCGTAGCAGAACAGGGCCGCAAGACTCAGGAGTTTACCCAGAAATCAGCGCAATACGTCGAAGCTGCCCGCAAACACTATGACGCGGCGGAAAAGCTCAATATCCCTGACTATCAGGAGAAAGAAGACGCATTTATGCAACTGGTTCCGCCTGCGGTTGGGGCCGACATTATGCGCCTGTTCCCGGAGAAGTCCGCCGCGCTCATGTATCACCTGGGTGCAAACCCGGAGAAAGCCCGCCAGTTACTGGCGATGGATGGGCAGTCCGCGCTGATTGAACTCACTCGACTATCCGAACGCTTAACTCTCAAGCCTCGCGGTAAACAAATCTCTTCCGCTCCCCCTGCTGACCAGCCGATTACCGGTGATGTCAGCGCAGCAAATAAAGATGCCATTCGTAAACAGATGGATGCAGCTGCGAGCAAGGGAGATGTGGAAACCTACCGCAAGCTAAAGGCAAAACTTAAAGGAATCCGATAATGGCTTTGAACGAAGGTCAAATTGTTACACTGGCGGTGGATGAGATTATTGAAACCATCTCCGCAATCACTCCAATGGCGCAGAAAGCCAAGAAATACACCCCGCCTGCTGCTTCCATGCAGCGCTCCAGCAATACCATCTGGATGCCTGTAGAGCAGGAGTCCCCCACTCAGGAGGGTTGGGATTTAACTGATAAAGCGACAGGGTTACTGGAGCTTAACGTCGCGGTAAACATGGGAGAGCCAGATAACGACTTCTTCCAGTTACGCGCCGATGATTTGCGTGATGAGACAGCGTATCGTCACCGAATCCAGTCCGCAGCCCGCAAACTGGCTAACAACGTTGAGCTGAAAGTCGCAAACATGGCCGCCGAGATGGGGTCATTGGTTATCACTTCGCCGGACGCTATCGGCACTAACACCGCAGACGCATGGAACTTTGTGGCCGATGCAGAAGAACTGATGTTCTCCCGCGAACTTAACCGCGACATGGGGACATCGTACTTCTTCAACCCACAGGACTACAAAAAGGCGGGTTATGACCTGACTAAGCGCGATATCTTCGGGCGCATTCCTGAAGAAGCGTACCGCGATGGCACTATCCAGCGTCAGGTTGCTGGCTTCGATGATGTCCTGCGCTCTCCGAAACTTCCTGTGCTGACCAAATCTACTGCAACTGGCATCACTGTATCCGGTGCGCAGTCCTTCAAGCCTGTCGCATGGCAACTGGATAACGATGGCAACAAAGTTAACGTTGATAACCGTTTTGCTACCGTCACCCTGTCTGCAACTACCGGCCTGAAACGAGGCGACAAAATTTCGTTTACTGGCGTGAAGTTCCTTGGTCAGATGGCTAAGAACGTACTGGCGCAGGACGCGACTTTCTCCGTAGTTCGCGTTGTTGATGGTACTCACGTTGAAATAACGCCGAAGCCTGTAGCACTGGATGATGTTTCTCTTTCTCCTGAGCAACGCGCCTACGCCAACGTTAACACCTCACTGGCTGATGCAATGGCGGTGAACATCCTGAACGTTAAGGATGCCCGTACTAACGTGTTCTGGGCTGATGACGCCATCCGTATTGTGTCTCAGCCGATTCCTGCTAACCACGAATTGTTTGCAGGTATGAAAACTACCTCATTCAGCATCCCGGATGTCGGCCTTAACGGTATCTTCGCTACGCAGGGTGATATTTCCACCCTGTCCGGCCTGTGCCGTATTGCGCTGTGGTACGGCGTAAACGCGACACGACCGGAAGCAATCGGTGTTGGTCTGCCTGGTCAGACTGCGTAACTAACAGGGGCTTCGGCCCCTTTCTTATTTGAGGTGACATATGGGCGTAATGCTATATAAGCAGGGTCGTGGAACGAAGGTATGGGGCAAGGAAGTTCAGGCTAAAGTTGTCGACGACAGCGATGTAGAAGATCACCTTGACGATGGTTGGGTTAAGCACCCAAATGAGGTGCCGGAGACTAATGACGAACCAATCGGCGAGTCAGGAGTGGCCAAGAAAGACATGGGTGAAGTATCTGATGGATACCACACCTTTAACGAACTATATGCACATCGAGTGCGCCTGTTTTCAACACTAATGAATGCCTTCCCAGAAAGCGCATGGTGGAGCTTCCAGCATCATGACGGCGAGCAATGGGATGGATGGGTGTTAGCTGGCATCGACACCCCAAAAGGCGCGGTAACATACCACCTCCCAGAGAGTGAAATTGAACATCTGCCTAAAGGCACAGAAATTGAGTTTGGCAAGGAATGGGACGGGCACACGGCAGATGATGTGTTGAATCGTCTGCTAAGCCTGCGACCGAAAGAACCGGCAACCAAAGAACGCAAAAAGCCAGGACCAAAGCCTAAGGCGGAAAGCGATGCAGATAAAGACTAAAGGCGATCTGGCCAGGGCGGCGCTGCGTAAGCTTGGTGTAGCATCAGATGCAACTCTCACTGATATCGAACCTCAGTCTATGCAGGATGCTGTTGACGACCTTGAAGCGATGATGGCTGAGTGGTATCAGGACGGAAAGGGAATCATCACCGGATATATATTCTCAGATGATGATAATCCTCCCGCTGAAGGTGATGATCACGGTCTTCGCTCAAGCGCAGTCAGCGCAGTATTCCACAATCTGGCCTGCAGAATTGCTCCGGATTATGCGCTTGAGGCTACCGCCAAAATTATCGCAACCGCTAAATATGGGAAGGAACTTCTCTATAAGCAGACCGCCATCGCCAGAGCTAAACGAGCGCCTTACCCGTCACGTATGCCAACTGGCAGTGGAAACAGTTTCGCCAATCTGAACGAATGGCATTATTTCCCCGGAGAGCAGAATGCCGATTCAACAACTCCCCATGATGAAGGGAATGGGTAAGGACTTCAAGAATGCCGACTACATTGATTACCTACCAATCAACATGTTGGCCACACCAAAAGAAGTCCTCGACTCATCGGGTTATTTACGCTCATTCCCGGGCATAGCGAAGCGCAACGATGTAAATGGAGTATCGCGCGGAGTTGAGTATAACACCGCTCAGAACGCTGTATATCGTGTTTGTGGCGGCAAGCTCTACAAAGGTGAAGCCGTAGTCGGTGATGTTGCCGGAAGCGGTCGCGTATCAATGGCACATGGTCGCACATCACAGGCGGTAGGCGTTAATGGTCAGCTCATCGAGTATCGCTATGATGGCGCGGTTAAAACCGTCTCAAACTGGCCTGCAGACAGCGGATTCACGCAGTATGAGTTAGGCTCAGTCCGTGACATTACTCGCTTACGTGGGCGTTATGCATGGTCAAAAGACGGTACAGATTCATGGTTTATCACTGACCTTGAAGATGAATCGCATCCTGACCGCTACAGTGCAGAATATCGCGCAGAATCGCAGCCTGACGGGATAATTGGCATAGGTTCATGGCGAGATTTCATCGTCTGCTTTGGCTCGTCGACGATAGAGTATTTCTCCCTGACAGGCGCAACCACCGTTGGCGCTGCGTTGTATGTCGCGCAGCCATCGTTAATGGTACAGAAGGGGATTGCCGGAACATACTGTAAAACGCCATTCGCTGATTCATATGCATTCATCAGTCACCCGGCTACTGGCGCACCTTCCGTCTACATCATCGGGTCAGGGCAGGCTTCACCAATTGCGACGGCCAGTATTGAGAAAATTATCCGCTCATACACGGCTGATGAACTGGCAACCGGGGTGATGGAGGCGTTGAGGTTCGATTCGCATGAACTGCTGATTATCCATCTCCCGCGTCATGTGCTGGTTTACGATGCCTCATCAAGCCAGAACGGGCCGCAATGGTGCGTACTGAAAACCGGTTTATACGACGATGTTTATCGCGCCATCGATTTCATGTACGAAGGCAACCAGATTACGTGTGGCGACAAGTCAGAAGCGGTGACAGGGCAGTTGCAATTCGACATTAGTAGTCAGTACGACAAGCAGCAAGAACATCTGCTGTTTACTCCCATCTTCAAGGCTGATAACGCCAGATGCTTCGATCTGGAAGTTGAATCCTCGACAGGCGTTGCGCAGTACGCTGACCGCCTGTTCCTGTCTGCAACCACAGACGGAATCAATTACGGCCGCGAACAGATGATTGAGCAGAATGAGCCGTTTGTGTACGACAAGAGAGTTTTATGGAAGCGTGTAGGTCGTATTCGTCGATTAATCGGATTCAAACTGCGGGTAATCACCAAATCACCAGTAACACTATCCGGGTGTCAAATTCGTCTGGAGTAACATATGGCAGACCCGTCACTTAATAAGCCTGTCGTGGTTCAGGCTACACGCATTGATGCATCTATTCTCCCTCGCAACATATTCAGTCAGTCTTACCTTCTGTATGTCATAAATCAGGGTACTGATGTTGGCTCCATTGCAGAAAAGGCAAATCAGGCAGGAGGCGGTGCTTATGATGCGCAGGTCAGAAATGATGAGCAGGATTTAATTCTTGATGAGCACGAAAAAAGAATTGCAAAAACAGAAGAGGATATTTCAGGAATAAAAGTAAAGCTTCTTGAAATAGAGAATGATGTTAATGGCCTGAAAATAAAAGTTCAGGATATCGAGGGTAAGGTATCAGAGATAATCGTTGATTATGTTTCACTCAGCAGAACAGGAACTCAAACTCTTTCCTCATCCCTTAGCGTATCAGGAAATTATTCTGTTAACGGTACAAAAGTTGTTGGCGCTCGCCAGACTGGATGGACCGCGGCAACAGGTACGGCGAATAAAGGCGTATTCAATGCTGACCTGACATTCACCGTTAGCGATACTTACACGCAATCTGAAATACAGGCTATAGCCAATGCTCTAATTGCTGAGCGTCGGCGCACTAAGGCTTTGGAAGACACCTTGCGTGCACATGGGTTGATTGATTAATGATTACATTTACTCCAACACGCAACATCGACCTGATAGAAACTGTCGGCAACCATCCTGACATTATTGCCGGGAGCAACAACGGTGACGGATACGACTACAAGCCTGAGTGCCGCTATTTCGAAGTGAACGTACATGGTCAGTTCGGTGGCATCGTGTATTACAACGAGATTCAGCCGCTGACCTTTGACTGCCACGCCATGTATCTGCCTGAGATTAGAGGATTCAGTAAGGAAATCGGGCTGACGTTCTGGCGATACATTCTCGCCAACACCACCGTTCAGTGCGTTACATCATTTGCTGCACGCAAATTTCGCCACGGTCAAATGTACTGCGCAATGATTGGCCTTAAGCGTGTAGGAACCATCAAGAAATACTTCAAAGGCGTGGATGACGTGACGTTTTACAGCGCCACACGCGAAGAACTAATCGACTTCCTGAATCACGGGAGATAGCCATGTTATATGCATTTAAGCTGGGCAGGAAACTGCGCGGTGAGGAACCTCTTTACCCTGAAAAAGGCGGTAAAGGCGGCTCATCAAGCAGCGGAGCAAAAGAGGCCGCAAGAGCAACACAGTACGCCGCAGACCTGCAAAACCAACAATTCAATCGCGTGATGGAACAGTTGGCACCTTACGCCGCCGCAGGTTTGCCGGCTCTCCAGCAGATTCAGCAGCTATCAACGCTGGAAGGTCAGAACAGCGCTCTCAATCAGTATTACAACTCAGACCAGTATAAACAGTTGGCTGATCAGGCTCGCTATCAAAGCCTGAATGCAGCGGAAGCCACCGGAGGTCTTGGCTCTACAGCAACATCAAACCAAATTGCATCCATTGCACCAACGCTCGGGCAGAACTGGTTGTCAGGGCAGATGCAAAACTATGGCAACCTGTTAAACGTTGGTCAGTCTGCGGCAGCAGGCCAGGCATCGGCAGGACAGAACTATGCAAATAACGCAGGTAATCTTGCGCAACAGATGGCGGCGATCCGCTCTCAGGGTTCTGGTCAATCAACGCTTGGAAGTGCCATTAGCGGTGGTACAAGTGGTGCTCTTGCAGGAGCTGGTCTTGCCGGGATGCTTGGTGCATCGACGCCATGGGGTGCTGGTATTGGCGCAGGTATCGGATTGCTTGGCTCACTCTTCTAAGGAGTTATCGTGGCTACATTTCAACTTGCTGGTTTGCCATCAATGCAGGTGGCGAACCAGAACGCTCCCGGGCAGCCATCACTATCAAACTACGACTTTAGCCAGCGACCAAACGTTGGAGTTCAACTTGCTCAGGGTCTTGGTGCAGTTGGTCAGGCAATGAGGCTTTCTGACTTTCAAAAAGCTTTCGGTCAGGCTTATGCGGCAGGTGACCGCGATGCCTTGCGTCAACTTGCGGCCACCAATCCAGACCAGATTGAAACAATTCGTCAGGGCATGGGGTTTGTTGATGCTGATCGCAATCAGGCAATGGGAGATATGTCTGCACGATTGAACATTGCCGCCGCTCAGGGGCCTGAAGCGGTGATGCGAGAGCTTGCCACTCACCATAATACACTGCAGCAAATTGGCGTATCTCCTGAACAGGCGTGGCAGACATATCAACAAAGCCCTGAAGGCTTCACGCAGTTAACAGACCTTATTGGAATGCACGCGGTAGGACCAGAAAAGTATTTTGATATTCAGGACAAGTTGACAGGTCGCGAGATTGATCGAGGTCGACTTGCTGAAACAATCCGCAGCAATAAAGCAGGGGAAGGACTTCAGGCTCGCGGGCAAAATATTACTATGCGCGGACAAGACATGTCAGCCTCTACAGCCCGCCGCGGTCAGGATTTGGCAATGCAAAGGGCAAACGCCAGAACGATATCAGGAGTTGAGGGGAATCGGGTCGTTCAGCTTGCAGATGGTAGAACAGTCAACATTGACGGAAAACTTCACGGCGCAGGGGCTAATGCATTTTACGAAGGTATTGACGATAACGGCAATATGGTTCGTGTCCCAGCAAGTGCTATTGCAGCGCCTCCAACGTCTGCAGCAAGCGCACAGAACTACGCGATGAAGAAAGACATTGACGCAATCGCAAATGCAGATGCTTCTGCTCTCGATTTCATGACTGGCATGACTGGAGGAGCAGGAAATCCGGCAATTGGTGCAGATGTTCGCAGCCGACTCACAGGCAAAGAACAACGACAGTTATATAACTCCGCACAACGTATTCAGGGAAGAATGCAGAATCAGGGCGTGGCAGCAGCAAGAGATATGGGTGCTAGCGGTATCAACACCATTGCAGAAGCAAAGATGTATTTTCAGGGTATGCCGCAGGTTGACTACTCAAGCCCGGAGGCTATGCAGCAGTCGATTCGTGAGATTCAGGAATACACCAACAATTATAACAAGCAGTACAACGTTAATGTTGGTAAATCGCAGTATCAGCAATCTCAACCTGTACAGGAATCACAGCCTGCATCCAACAGCAACTTTTCTTCACTATGGGGTGATTAATGGCTAAGGCATGGAAAGACGTTATTGCCTCTCAAAAGTACCAGGCATTAGCACCAGAGCAGAAAGCACAGGCGCAGGAGCAATACTTCAATGAAGTAGTAGCACCGCAAGCCGGAAACGATGCCGAACAGGCTAAACAGGCTTTCTATGCTGCTTATCCACCTCCAACGGCTCAACAACCAGCAAAACAACCACATGGACCGGCGCAGCCACAGCAACAAGGTGGCTTCATGTCTGACCTTAGCAATGCTGCTGCGGAGACGGGGCGTGGATTGCTTCAGGCTGGCGTTAATCTGGCAAATATCCCGGCATCAATGGCTGATGCAGTCGCCAGCGCCGGGGCATGGGCTGGTCAGAAGCTTGGCATTGGTGACGGAACTTATCAGCCATCGCCTCGCGTCACGACACAAGGACTTGAGCAGGACTTTGGCTTGCAACAAGGTGCGCTTACTCCACAGACGACAGAAGGCAAAATCTTCTCTGAAGCACTGCCATATTTGACTCCTGTTGGGGCCGAGAGAATTGCAGCGCAGGCATCATCTATTGCCGGTCGAGTTGCTCAGGGTGCATCACGCTTGTTGGCGGAGAACGCTGTTGGTTCATTGGCTGCAAACAGTGAGCGTGATAATCCAGGAGCACTGGCAACAGACTTAGGAACTGGTGTTGCATTAGGCGGGGCAATAAATCAGTTAGGCCGTGCCGCTGGTGCTGCTTATCGTGGGATTCGCGGGACGATCGCACCAGAAGCGCAGCAGGCTATTCAGTTCGCTAATGCTGCTGATGTTCCTTTGCATACAACTGACGTTTTGCAGCCAAATTCCCGCGTCGGGCGCATGGCACAGACCACCGCTGAAAACATCCCATTTGCTGGAACAAGCACTATGCGAGCTAATCAGCAAGAAGCGCGCAGCCAGTTGGTAGATGAATTTGCATCACGGTTTGGTGAGTATGATCCGTCAATTGTTATTGGCAGCCTGAAGGCAAAAACATCAGGAATTCGGAAAGCAGCAGGGAACCGTCTTGAGCAAGTTCAGAGCGCAATGACAGGAGTCAACATTCAGCCAACGCGAGCAATTCAGCAGATAGATGATGAGATTGGAAAACTGCAAAAATTAGGACAAGTTGCCGACACGGATACAATTAGCAAACTTCAGGCATACAGGAATGAATTGGCTAAAGGTGATGTTAACCTGGAACAGTTAAGCAGACTGAGAACGCAGTTTAGGATGGATGTCAGAGGAGAAAGGACACAAATGCCACCGCCAGCTGAGGCGGCAGTGCAGCGTGTATACAGGGCAATGACAGGAGACATTGATAACTCCATTGGCCAGAACCTTGGAAACGACACTCTGCGCAGATACAAGCAGGCCAATGCGGTATACGCAGATGAGGCTAGTAAGCTCCAGAATACCCGCTTGAAGAACGTTCTGATGAAAGGGGATCTAACTCCTGAAGTTGTCAACAACATGTTGTTCAGCAAGAATAAATCAGAAGTTCAGAATCTGTACCGGTCAGTCGGTCAGGTGGGACGCGCTCAGATGCGTAACGGCATCATCGGAAAGGCTATGGAGAAATCAGGCGGTTCTCCGGATCAGTTCCTGCGCCAGGTTAATTTAATGTCTACCCAGACGGGAATCGCTTTTAAAGGACGAGATGCTGCGTATCTGAAAGGACTGAAGAACTATCTTGAGTCAACCAAGCGTGCTGGTCAGGCAGGAGTAACAACGCCTACAGGTCAGCAAACTATACCGTTCATCCTAGGTATTGGAACGGTAACTACCCCTGCGCTGGTAGGTGTTGGTGGCGGGTATGGTTTGCTGGCAAGAATGTATGAGAGTGAACCAGCACGTAATGCAATGCTTCGCCTGGCTAATACTCCACGTGGTTCTACCGCATTCGAGAAAGCGTTAGCCGAAGTTGAGCGGGCTGTTAACTCTGTTGCTCAAGGTGCTAAATCAGATGCATTAAGCGAATAGCAGTCTACCAACTACGATGCCGAAGATAAGGAATGCAAAGTTCAATAAGTCTCTGTTCATAAATCCTCGTAGGAACCAATAGAGATCATTCTTTGATCTATATATTATCTGAATCCCTTACTTAATTGGGTGATGATAATGAAAAAAGGTGTGATGGTTGGCTGTTTTTGTGTATTTCTCGCTGGGTGCGCTACAGCAACAAAAACGTATGCTCCAGATGGAAGAGAGGCATATACCATAGAATGCTCTGGAGTAGGTGGTTCATGGGCTATGTGTCAGGCCAAGGCCGGAGATCTTTGTGGTTCAAAAGGCTATGACCTGATTAGCACTGGTAGTGATCAGGGAGCTATTGCAAACATTGACGGAAGTACTGGCAACGCATTTGCAACAAACACCATATCAAGAAGCATGTATATAGCTTGCAAAAAATGAGTAAAGCCCGGTTCGCCGGGCTATTTTTTTCGATAGAAATCTTTCAACTTTTCGAATACTAATTCTTGAATTTCTCTGGATACGATGTCTGCTTCGCGTTCAGCATCATCCCTGTATCCGATTACAGGCGTAGGCTTTTCAAGTGAATCAGCCACTATCTGCACTAGCTCTGCATTTAGTGACCTTCCGTTTGCCTTTGCCCTCTGCTTAACCTTTTCTTTCAGCTCGTAGGGTAGCCTGAGGTTAAATTGCGGGTCATCTCTTCCCATTTCTGATGCCTCACTTTTGTAAGTGGATCGGCATCATATGATCTACTGGTTATATCCACAATAAGACCACCGTGGTCTTAATGACGCATTGCCGTAGCCACGCTGCGGCGATTCCTTGCATCTGGAGCACATTAAATGACAGATATCACTGCCAACGTAGTTGTTTCTAACCCTCGCCCAATCTTTACTGAATCCCGTTCGTTTAAAGCTGTTGCTAATGGGAAAATTTACATTGGTCAGATTGATACCGATCCGGTTAATCCTGCCAATCAGATACCCGTATACATTGAAAATGAGGATGGCTCTCACGTCCAGATTGCTCAGCCGCTAATTATCAACGCAGCCGGTAAAATCGTATACAACGGCCAACTGGTGAAAATTGTCACCGTTCAGGGTCATAGCATGGCTATCTATGATGCCAATGGTTCTCAGGTTGACTATATTGCTAACGTATTGAAGTACGATCCAGATCAATATTCAATAGAAGCTGATAAAAAATTTAAGTATTCAGTAAAATTATCAGATTATCCAACATTGCAGGATGCAGCATCTGCTGCGGTTGATGGCCTTCTTATCGATGTTGATTATCATTTTTATAATGGAGAGAAAGTTGATTTTGGTGGTAAGGTTCTGACTATAGAATGTAAAGCTAAGTTTATAGGAGATGGAAATCTTATTTTTACGAAATTAGGCAAAGGTTCCCGCATTGCCGGGGTTTTTATGGAAAGCACTACAACACCATGGGTTATCAAGCCTTGGACGGATGACAATCAGTGGCTAACGGATGCCGCAGCGGTCGTTGCCACTTTAAAACAATCGAAAACCGATGGGTATCAGCCAACCGTAAGCGATTACGTTAAATTCCCAGGAATAGAAACGTTACTCCCACCTAATGCAAAAGGGCAAAACATAACGTCTACGTTAGAAATTAGAGAATGTATAGGGGTCGAAGTTCATCGGGCTAGCGGTCTAATGGCTGGTTTTTTGTTTAGAGGGTGTCACTTCTGCAAGATGGTAGACGCCAATAATCCAAGCGGAGGTAAAGATGGCATTATAACCTTCGAAAACCTTAGCGGCGATTGGGGTAAGGGTAACTATGTCATTGGCGGACGAACCAGCTATGGATCAGTAAGTAGCGCCCAATTTTTACGTAATAATGGTGGCTTTGAACGTGATGGTGGAGTTATTGGGTTTACTTCATATCGCGCTGGGGAGAGTGGTGTTAAAACTTGGCAAGGTACTGTGGGCTCGACAACCTCTCGCAACTATAATCTGCAATTCCGCGACTCCGTCGTTATTTACCCCGTATGGGACGGATTCGATTTAGGTGCTGACACTGACATGAATCCGGAGTTGGACAGGCCTGGGGACTACCCTATAACCCAATACCCACTGCATCAGTTACCCCTAAATCACCTGATTGATAATCTTCTGGTTCGCGGGGCGTTAGGTGTAGGTTTTGGTATGGATGGTAAGGGCATGTATGTGTCTAATATTACCGTAGAAGATTGCGCTGGCTCTGGCGCGTACCTACTCACCCATGAATCAGTATTTACCAATATAGCCATAATTGATACCAATACTAAGGATTTCCAGGCTAATCAGATTTATATATCTGGGGCTTGCCGTGTGAACGGTTTACGTTTAATTGGGATCCGCTCAACCGATGGGCAGGGTCTAACCATAGACGCCCCTAACTCTACCGTAAGCGGTATCACCGGGATGGTAGACCCCTCTAGAATTAATGTTGCTAATTTGGCAGAAGAAGGGTTAGGTAATATCCGCGCTAATAGTTTCGGCTATGATAGCGCAGCGATTAAACTGCGGATTCATAAGTTATCAAAGACCTTAGATAGCGGAGCATTGTACTCCCACATTAACGTGGGGCCCGGTTCTGGCTCAGCGTGGACTCAACTTACTGCTATTTCAGGTAACACACCTGACGCTGTATCATTAAAAGTTAACCACAAAGATTGCAGGGGGGCAGAGATACCATTTGTCCCTGACATCGCGTCAGATGATTTTATAAAGGATTCCTCATGTTTTTTGCCATATTGGGAAAATAATTCTACTTCTTTAAAGGCTTTAGTGAAAAAACCCAATGGAGAATTAGTTAGATTAACCTTAGCAACACTTTAGATATGTAATAAAAATGGGTGTAAACACCCATTTTTATTTTATGGTAAATGTTCTATAGCTAATTAAACCTAACAACTATGGTTTCCCCTACAACACCAATATCGTATACGTTATTACCAGATTTTTTCCACCCATTTTCAAGTTTCACCTCTTTGTCATATAGTCTGTAATTTCTGGAGAACACATTTCTTTGCATTAACACCTCTGACCACATCCAATTATTGTTAATAATGCGTGGTATTAACTCTCTCATTAAAGGATGCTTTATTACTATGTTTTCATTTATTGATGCATACGGTTCTGTGCCAATGAATTTTATATTTTTCTTGTCTCTTCCAAATCCAAGATGATCTATGTCTTGAGATATTCTATTTACAATGCTTTCCTCAAGCTGAAACTGTGCATTTATGGCATTGTAAGCACCATAAGAAAATATTGTTGATATTAAAAGAATAAAAGAAAAATATATTCTTGATATTAACTGCTTATCTTCAAAAGCATAGAATACGCATAGGCAACAAAAAAACATAAAGCCACCCATACCAATCAATACCCTCGGTGCGTATATTGGTGATTTTAGAAAAATCATTGGTCCAATGATGAAAAACATTGATGCCAATAAAATTAAAACTACTAGCAAGAACTTTGTTTTCTTATTTTCATCTCTTTTGATTACTTTTAAAACTATGACTATCAAAGAAATGATTAGCGCAAAGAATAGCGAGTAGTAGATTAAGTAATTATCGCCATTCAAGATCGTGCTAAACATTCTATAAAATGATAAGACGTTAGAAATTATCCCTTCAAATAAACTTGAGTTTATCTCTATAATCTTACTATGTTCGATATTGTAAGAACCTGTTACAAGTCTTTTTGCAATAAAGTAAGAATAGGCAAAATATCCTACTATTAAACCAGCGACAGAAGATGCTGTATTTTTTGTGATATTTGAAATTGAGTTTTTCTTAACCACATCTGAAATTATAAAGGCCAACAAGAATATTGCGTAAGTATTCAGCGCAGCCTGATAAAGACTAAGGAATGCAATGGTTAAAATGGATGATATTATGATATTTATAGGCTTGTATTGATAAGCGACATACGATGAGATAATAGATATTGCCACACTCATGCACATTGTTAATGAATCATATCTATATGATAGATTTTCAATAAAGAATGGGTTTGCCAAAATCATCATAAAACAAAGAGATGCTGTGATGTAGTCATCTCCAAACAGCTTTTCCCTGATGCAGGATAGTGCCAATGCTAAAATAACTATCCCTAGCATTAAAGGTAGCGGAGAAGCATCTATAATTGGGGTTCCAAAATTAATGATATAGAAAATAAAGTCGGAAAGTGGGCGACCATTGCCTGACCAACCCAACCCGCCATATAAAGACCTACCCAAGTCATCAACGAAAAATGATTGATGTGTCAATAAAGGAAATGTATATATAATCGCCAATCCAAGAAAGATTGATATAAATATCCTGTCATTACTATTAAATTTCACTTTTAAAACCCTTACGCTTTAATATGTATTTAGGCCGCTGTTTGGTTTCTATGTAAATTCTACCAATATATTCTCCAAGAATACCTATTCCTATCAATTGAAC